TTTCCTGGGTGTGAGAAGCAGTTTGAAGAGATGTGGAGGATTAAGATGAGCGACAAGAATTACGTAGTACCGGAAGGGATGTTGGCGGCGGTGATTGCGTACATGGGATGGGATGAGCCTAATGAAGACCAATGCGCAAATCGGATAGGCGTTGAGGTCAGGCGTATTCTCGAAGTGGCTATCCGCTGGCAGGACAGCCACTTGCCCAACGACCGTCTAGTTAATCCAATCGGCCAGACCGCCGAATCTTACAATCAAGGCTACGCGAAAGCAATCGCGGACCTGCGCCGGATGTACCTCGCCCCGGAGCCGCAAGTGCCGCAAGTGCCGGAGGAGATCAATGACTTGCTATATCGTCCGTTCTCTACTTTCAGTTCGCACAATAAAGATGTGATCGAAGCCTACCGGCGCGGAAAGGCAGGACATTGATGGCAGAACCTATCGGCAAGAACGGCTATACCCGGCGGGAACTTGAGGTGGCGATCTACGGGTACGGGTTGACGTTGAAGCGCCACGAGGACGCGGCGCGGGAGTTGCGCAAGACACTCAAGGGACTGAAAGAGAAGCTGGCGGCGATGAAGGAAGGTGATACACTTCCAGCAGTGAGGTGATTTATGCCATTGTTGACTGTGACTTTAGGAGCGGGTGCTACGCGATTTACCGCTCTACCCTTACGTGCGATGCAGTTGAGGGCATGGCAGGGAACGGCGGCATCGTTCATTGGCGACTCTTCGGCGGTTGCCACGACTACGGGAATCCCTGTGAAGGTGGCTTCACCAACGGCTGACCCGACAATCATCGGCCCATTCACCAGCGGAGCGATCAACCTGAACCAGTGGTACGCGATTGGGACTGCCGCTGATGTGGTTTACATTCAGTACACGCTGGAGGAGTAATGAAAATCAAAGTAGGACAAGTGTGGTCAACCCATCGCGGTTTGGTCATGGTAAGTAGCGCCCCTGTCGGTAACATTGTTCCGGTTGGGAAGACAGAAGCGCGCGGGAATACCTATGCCATCGTCGGAACTCCGTCCCCAATGAGGACCGCCAAACTTCTCTGTGGAACGTTTGTACTCGACACCGAGTTGGCATGATCTGGAGGAGTAATGGGGAAGCGTGAGCAGCCGGACGTGCTGGCTCGGCTTGTCGGCGCGGACGGCAAGATCGACCCTGCCAAGGCTGTCGAGACTGCTAACTCTCTAATACGTATTAGCTTGCTTAGAATGAATCGGGTGCAAGACCCGTTTGTAAGGATCAAGAACAAGTACGGGCGTACGCCTCGCAGACGGATTCTCAAGCCCGGCGAAAAATGTATTACTTTCAACACTTTAGTAGAAACTCCTAGCGGAGAAAGAACGGTCGGCTCCCTCTATCAAGCAGGGCTTCCTTTTGATGTTTATTCATGGGACGGAGAAAAAAAGGTTGTGTCGCGGGCGACGGCTCCGTTTCGGAAACCTGGGATTCACAAGTGTTATCGGATTGAGTTGTCGGATGGTCGTTGGATTGAGGGAGCCGACCGGCACCGCGTCCTTTTAGACGGCCACTGGTGTTTCCTAGAAGAGATTTACGAATCGCTTCTTTCCCTTCAGGAGTCCAGTTCGGGACTCGACCTCTCAGTTCGTGCGACAGGTGAGCTGCATTTGTCTGAAAAACCATCAGATTCTCAGGAGCATTGTTCTCGCGGTCTCCGTCAATGTGATGGCAAACCTCTCCTGGAAGCAAGTAGCGCCCAAGTTTATTCTCCATCACCAGACGGTGTTCGGCTACGTAGCCCGATTTTCTTGCGTAAGGATGATTCGGAACCCGGACGTGCCAATAACCCTTACACATTACGCGGCCTCCGCGCCAGTGTGCGGACTCTGGCCCGGTCCGCGATCCGCAATGCACTGTCTTTAGTTGAAGACGCTTGCAGACTCCCTCGATTGTCGTCACATGAACCCCAATCTCGTCTGCAACTTTCCACTGCTGGAGGCGTTCAACTTCAATCATGTGGCGGATTTTTTCAATCTCTTCCCCCGTTAAGCGGTGATAGCGGCCCATCAAAACCTCCCGTAAACTCTTGTATAAAGATAGTATCATTCTATCCAATTACCAGTCAAGAGGTTTATGACTTCACGGTTGAAAAATACCACACCTATTTCGCCGGGGGTTTGATCAATCACAATACTGGGAAAACAAGAATCTCCGTTTGCGAATCAATAGCTCATGCCATGGGATTCAGGCCGTGGCTGAGAAACGATGATCCAGATTACAAGATTTCGATTCGTGTTCCCAACCAGGGATTTATGGGTTGTCAGACGATGGCTCAGTCTGTGTCGGCTAAGATCGAACCGGAGCTTGCCATGCTCATCCCGGCGCACTGCGCACCGGACTGGAAGCGGGATACAACCGGGGCGTTGAAATCGGTCACAATAAAATACGATTTCGATGGGCGGTTGTGCGGTTCCACCCTCCACGTCCGGTCGTATAACCAACTCGCGGACACGTTTCTAGGCATCGACTATGACCACTACGGATGGGATGAGCCGCCTCCGCACGATTTGCTGATTGCGGCCGAGCGCGGCAAGGTCACAACAAATGCACCTTCCTGGTTCGCCATGACCCCGCTCTATGGAGCGCCCTACTTCTACGATATGTTTTCCGTGAAGGCGTTTAACGGGGGCGGGGACGATCAAGAGATTGCGATCTTCACCGGAACGACCTGGGATAACTGCCAGGATTATTGCAGGCAGTGCGACGAGTACATCCCGGCAAACGACCCAGTGAATATGGTTGATCCTCACGGGGAGCGCCCGGTAAACAATTGCCCCAAATGTGGGCAGATCATGGGTTTCATCCCAAGGGCAGGCATAGAGGAGTACGCCAAGCTATTTACCGACCCAGAGGAGTACGACGCGCATATAGGCGGCAAGGAAGGCCACCTGAGCGGGCTGGTGTACAAGACTCTCGACCGGGCGGTGCATCTCTACAAGGACTTCAAAATCCCCGCCGATTGGATGCGGATTGAGGCGGTTGACCCGCACGATGCCCGCCCCACACGCTGGCTGTTTGCGGCGGTCAGCCCGGAAGATATTCAGATTAACGGGAAACCGGCGAACCGAATCTACGTTTATGCGTATCTTTTAGCTAACGGGAACGTGGAAGAGATTGCCCGCCAGGTGAAAGTGAAACGCGCAGAACACAACTATGCGGAACCGGCATTCGTAGTCCTCGATGCCAAGTACGGGGCGCGGACGCAAGTCAACGATACCTCGTGGGAAGATGAACTCGACAAGGCCGGAATCGGGCGCATCCGACTCTCGCACTCCGAAGCCGGAGACATTGCTCTGGGTCACAAGCGAGTGAAAGAATACCTGCAAAACCACTACTCCACCGTGAAGAGCAAGGAGATACCGGCGCTGCTGTTTGCTGAAGAGGGTTGCCGTGGTGAACGGGGTCCGACCCAGGATTTATTCAACTATCAGTGGAAAACTGGAACGGATAAACCGGAGGAGCAGTACAAAGATTTTTGCGATACAGTCAGGTATCTTTGCCTGGAGCAGCCGGTTTACCAACTGCCAAACGAGAAGAACGATTTGATCGCGCAATTTCTGGCGGCGCGCAACGAAACGGACTACAGCCCGCTCTCATACGGGTTACGGAGTGCAAATGCCTGAGATAATGGTTATCGAAGCTCTGAATCTTCACGCTTTAGCTTGCATGGTTGATTCCATAGCGCAGACCCAGCGTCAGTTTTCCTTAACCTCCGCCTTTGTCGCGGCAAGTGAAGACGACAACCGATTCAAAAATAAACTCGCTCAAATCGAGATTGACGCCTTTAATATGAGGAGCGCCAATGCTTGAATATAAACTTGAACCCTTGACGCCTTCCGTGATTAAGGAAATGGCCGAGCACCAAGATAAATACTGGCAAGAGACAGAGGCTCATTACCGTAAATTTCCCCTCAAAATGAAGTGGCATATATTTCTGAAAGCACAAGACATAGGTGCATTGAGGATGGTTACTATTAGGGAGGATGCCTTTCTAAAGGGCATGGGGCTATTGGTAATCACAGAAGACCCTATCTGCGATTGCATCCTGGCTTCTATCGCACTGATCTATGTCGTTCCCGAATATCGCAAGGGTAGGGTAGGAATCGAGTTGGCAAAGACGCTTTTGGATGAGGCGCGAATGTCAGGGGCACAGCTAATAACCGCCCAAACGTGCCTCCACAACAACGTCCATCGCATATTCGAATACTTGGGGTTTACGGATTATGGTAGATTGTTAATCAGGGAGGTACGGTAATGCCACCACTGGTAATCGCCGCAGGAATTATGGCGGCTGCCACAGTCGGAGAAACGATCTACTCGGCTGTCAGCAAGCCTTCCGCGCCCACTGCTCCTACCCAGGCGCAGACCAATGAGCAAACGGCGCAGGCGGCTCAGGCATCGGCTTTGGCACAGGCTCAGGCATTGACACAGCGCCGGGGCATGGCAAGCACGATGCTGCAAAGTCCCATGACCAGCGGTAATGCTACAGTAGGGAAAGCGACTCTAGGGGGTTGAAATGGTTCTGGTATTCAAGAACGGCGAAGAGGAAATAGCGAGACACGAATCTCCGTACGTCCCCAAAAAGGATGATGAGATCAAACTTGGCAAGCGCCATTTCATTGTCAGAAAGCTCGTGTACGAGTTTTACGGGTCAAATAACGCTCATCTGGCAGAAGTGTTCATGGATGAAATGGAGTCGTAGATGGCTTCTGTCGGTCTAGCCACGCCTTACATGGACTCCGGGGGATATGCTCCTTCCCGGCTGAATGATCGTTCCGCCGACAATAGGGCGAAAGATGCCCAAAAATACTTACAAGTCCTTGCACAAGAAAGACTTCCGTGGGAGTGGATGATCGATCAACTTATTGCCTACGTGAATCATGGGCGTAGGTCTATACAAGATAAAGACTTATGGCCAGGACAACCTACCGGCCAAGAGATTTACGATGATTCCGCCATGCTGGCGTGCAGCAAGTTGGTTGATGGGATGGTAGGGTATCTCTGCCCTCGCAATCAGCGATGGTTTGCGCTGCAACTTCCCGGCGTACTGAATTTTCCACGAACTTCCCGGATGCGAAGCTGGACCGGAAAAAGCGTTGACTCCTATCCGGAGGTTCAGAAATGGATGCAGAATTCCCAAGACGTAATGGAATCAGCGTTTAACCGTTCTAATTTCTACGACATTAACACCGAGTTCATCCGTGATGATGCGTCAACCGGAACGGCTCATCTGATAATCGAGGAAGACGTGGCGGCGGCTAGGACCGTTTTCACTGTTCCTCATTTTCGGGAGTGCTATATAGCTGAAAACCGATTTGGGCAGGTCGATACAAATTATCGCGTCTACAAAATGACGCTCCGGCAGTTCGTTCAACAGTTCGGCATGGAAGCGATGAAGAGGGCGGACGATAACTTTGAGAAGGATTACGAGAGCAATATGCACTCGGAGCGCGAAGTTCTCCACGCGGTCTACCCCCGAAAAGATTACATGCCTGGGCGCATCGATGCGAAAGGGAAGAAATGGGCATCCGACTGGGTTTATCGAAAAGGCGGAAA